GATCTGGTGGTGGTGGAAGAATATATCCACCAGAAGGTTCTGTTGTTGCAGCAGGAGCAGGTAATACTCCACCAAGATCTCCTATTCCTCAAGGTAATCCTGGAGGAACAATTACTTTTCCAAGCCCTATTGGCCCACAAGGTGGTGCAACTATAGGATTTGCAGGAGGAGGTGGTGCAGGTGCACCTGGTGCTGCTGTTACTTTAAATAATTGTTTTGCAGTCACATCTGGAAGTTTAAACGGAGGTGCAGGAGCACCAAACACAATAACTGGTTCAGATGTTTCATACGCTGGTGGTGGCGGTGGATTTACGCAATTAGGTGCATCATTTGTAGCTGGTGGAACTGGTGGTGCTGGTGGAGGTGGAACAACAACTAGTCCAGGTAGTTGCGCTGCTGGTGGGGTTAATACTGGTGGAGGAGCAGGGGCTAGTTTCTCAGCAGGTGGTTTAGCAGGCGGATCAGGAATTGTGGTAATTAGAGCACCAAGTGATAGAACTTTTGCAGTAACTCCTGGAACAAATTCTACTTCTACACATCCTGGTGGAGATAAAATAGCTACATTTACAGTTTCTGGAACATTGACAGTTTCATAAAAATTGATAATTTATTATTAGTGCAACTTTCAAATTATTATTGGTATTTTCAATCCGCAATTCCTTCACGTATCTGTGATGATATTGTTCGTTATGGAAAACAACTACAAGATCAAATGGCAGTGACTGGTGGTTTTGGTGATGCAAAAAAATTAAATCAAAAACAAACAAAAGATTTAAAACAAAAAAGAGATTCTAATATCGTTTGGATGAGTGATAGATGGATTTATAAAGAAATACAACCGTATGTTCATCAAGCAAATGCTTCAGCTGGTTGGAATTTTCAATGGGATTTTTCGGAGTCATGTCAATTTACAAAATATGAAAAAGGTCAGTTTTATGACTGGCATTGTGATGGTTGGGATAGACCTTATCAAAGACAACAAGGAGATCCATCAAATGGTAAGATAAGAAAATTATCTGTGACGGTTACATTATCAGATCCAAAAGATTATAAAGGTGGTGAACTAGAATTTGATTTTAGAAATCAAGATCCAGATAAAAAACCAAATATAAGAAAATGTAAAGAGATATTACCTAAGGGATCTTTGGTTGTGTTTCCTGGTTTTGTATGGCATAGAGTATGTCCAGTTAAAAAAGGAACAAGACACAGTTTAGTAATATGGAATTTAGGTTGGCCTTATAAATGAGTATGACATTTCCAAAAGAATTAATTGTGGAAGAATATTTTAAATGTCCTATATGGTGGGCAGATCAACCCAAATTTGTGAATAAACTTAACAAAGCATCAGACTCTTATATAAAAGCTTCACAAAAAAATTTAAAAAAATCAATTGATGAACGTAATAAAAAATTTGGTAACAAGGGAGATATGGGTCATGTGTTTCATTCAACCTCTTTAATTGGCGATCCAAAATTTAAAGATTTACAAAACTACATAGGAGCAACTGCACACAATTTATTAAATGAGATGGGTTTTGATTTAACAAACTATCAATTATTTACGACAGAAATGTGGGTGCAAGAATTTGCCAAACAAGGAGCGGGACATCATACTTTACATACTCATTGGAATGGACATATATCAGGATTTTATTTTCTAAAAGCTAGTGAAAAGACTTCATTACCTTTGTTCGAGGACCCGCGACCGGGGAACATAATGAATTTATTACCAGAGAAAGATAAAACAAAAGTAACTTACGCAACCTCTCAAATTAATTTTAAAGTTAAACCAGGTAGAATGATTTTTTTTCCATCTTATATGCCACATCAATACATAGTTGATATGGGTTATGAACCATTTAGATTTATACATTGGAACTGCCAAGCAATACCGAAAGGAGTTTTGAATGTCGTTCAAAAAAAATAAATATAGTGTTTTGAAAAATGCAATATCAAAAGAATTAGCTAATTTTGTTTATAAATATTTTAAAAATAAAAGAAACGTAGCTAGATTTTTATTTGATCAAAGATATATTTCACCTTTCACAGATTATTGGGGTATATGGAATGATGAACAAGTTCCAAATACATATTCTCATTATGCTGATATAGCTATGGAAACATTATTGAAAGAAGTAAAACCTGTAATGGAAAAACACACAGGGTTAAAATTATCTGAAACATATTCATACGCTAGAATTTATAAAAAAGGTGATGTATTAGCTAGACATAAAGATAGGTATTCTTGTGAAATATCTACAACTTTAAATTTAGGTGGAGATTCATGGCCAATATATTTAGATCCAACTGGTAAAAAAGGTCAAGCAGGTATTAAGGTAGATTTAAAACCTGGCGATATGTTAATTTACTCTGGATGTGATTTAGAACATTGGAGAGAAGAATTTAATGGAGATGATTGTGGCCAAGTATTTTTACATTATAATAAATCATCTTCTAAAACTGCAAAAGAAAATTATTTAGATAAAAGGCCATTATTAGGTGTTCCAGCTTGGTTCAAAGGGTTTAAACAATAAAAAATATATTGTATAATAGGCTATGGCATTAGCAAAAGTACAATTGATACCAGGATTTGATAAACAAGTTACTGAAACAGGGGCAGAAGGTCGTTGGATCGACGGCCAGTATGTAAGGTTCAGATATGGATTACCAGAAAAAATAGGTGGTTGGGAGCAACTAGGAAGCACTACTTTAGTTGGTGCAGCTAGAGATCAACATACTTGGTTTGATCTAAAAGGCAATAGATACGCAGCTATTGGTACAAACAAAATTTTATATATTTATTATGAGGGTGCTTTTTATGATATTCATCCACTGCAAACATCAAGACAACAATCGTTAACGAGTTGTTTTACTACAACAAATAATTCTAATGTAGTGACAGTCACATGTCCTTCTTCAACAGAATTGAATGTCGGTGATTTAGTGATATTTTCTAATGTAAGCGGTATACCTGGAACATCAGCATTTACAGCGGCAAGTTTTAGTACTACCTTTGAAGTAAAAACCACTCCTACTACAACTACATTTACTATTCAAATGCCTTCAAATGAAGGAGCATCTACAGCGTTTACGACCACCGGATCTGCAACTTTAGATTTTTATTATGTAGTTGGAAATACAACTCAAGTTCCAGGTTTTGGTTTTGGTACAGGTTATTATGGTGGTACAACTCTTAATCCTGCTACAACAACAATGAATAATGGTGGAACATTAGCAGCTGGTCACACTACTTCTGTAACTTTAACAAATGCAACTAATTTTCCTACTTCTGGTACTGTTTTAATAGGCACAGAATTAATAACTTACGCTAACAAAGCAGGTAATGTTTTACAAACTTTAGGTAGGGGTGCACAAGGAACGACTGATGCCACTCATGCTGATGGATCTACTGTTAAAGACGCAACTAATTTTGTGCCTTGGGGACAAGCTAGTGGACTAGGAGTAGATATCGAACCTGGACAATGGAGATTAACAAACTTTGGTCAAAAATTAATAGCTTTAATTTTTAACAGTGTGGCAGTAGAGTGGGATCCGTCAGCCACAGGAGCTATTAGTACTCCTTTAAGAGCCGCATTAGTATCAGGTGCGCCAACAGCTTCACGAGATTTATTAGTATCAACTCCTGACAGACACTTATGTTTTTTTGGAACTGAAACATCTATAGGAACGACTACTTCACAAGATGATATGTTTATTAGATTCTCTGATCAAGAGAATATAAATTCATACACACCTACAGCAACTAATACTGCAGGTACTCAAAGACTTGCAGACGGATCTAAAATTATAGGAACATTAAGAGGTAGGAATGGTAATTATATTTGGTCAGATACTGCACTATTTACCATGAGATTTATTGGAGCTCCTTTTACATTTGGTTTTGAACAAGTGGGTACAAACTGTGGTTTAATTGGACAACATGCAGCAATTGAAGTTGATGGTATTATATATTGGATGTCAGAAGATAGTTTCTTTTATTTTGATGGCGCTTCAGTAAAAAAATTACCTTGTCTAGTTGAAGACGATGTATTTGGTAATTTAAATAATGATTCAGAATTGATTGTACACGCGGGTGTAAACGATAAGTTCAATGAAATAACTTGGTTTTATCCCTCTTCAACGTCTAACCTTATTGATAGATCAGTAACTTATAATACTAGGGATGGTCAAAATATACCTGGGGGTGTATGGACAACTAATACTGGAACTTTATTAAATAGAACTACATGGGTAGATCAAGGTGTCTATGGAGCGCCTTATGCTACAGCCTTTGAATCATCTGAGGCACCTACTCAAGGATCTATTAGTGGTGTATCCAATGGTGCAACTAGATACTATGCTCATGAAGTTGGGACTGATCAAGTGAATACTACAGGGACTACAGCCATACCTGCACAAATAGAATCTGGTGATTTTGATATTGACAGAGATGGTAGTGGAGAATACATGATGAGGATATCTAGATTTATACCAGATTTTAAAAACCAAACAGGAGACGCACAAGTGACTATTTTTTTAAGAGATTTTCCATCTGACACCAAAGCATCATCTACAAGTGGACCTTTAATTACTGGACCATTTACTGTTACAACAAGCACTACACAAGTATTTTGTAGATCAAGAGGAAGAGCCGCATCATTTAAAATAGCTAACACAGGAACAGGCCAAACATGGCGTTTTGGAACATTTAGGGCTGACATACAAGCAGGAGGTAGAAGATAATGGCAAAAGTAAATCAAATCGTTTCTCAAGCAACACCAACATATCAAGCTGAAAATTTAAATCAATTTGCAAGAGATATAAATAATATAGTGCAAAAATTAAACACAACATATCCACAGGATATAAAGGATGACTCAGAGGCTACTGCCTTTTTTTTAAATAGTTAATGTCAAAAAAAAGAAAAACTCAGTTTGGTACACCTTGGTATGAAAAAGATAAGCCTAAGAAAAGACCTGGAAGACATAAGAAAAACCTTTCAAAATCAGAAAAAAGAGATTATAAACCCTATAACCGTCAAGGTAGATAATGGCAAATAAATTTATTAATAAACAATTTAATCTTACCACTACTAATGCTGTTGCAGTATATACAGTTCCTGCAGAAACAGTCGCTATGATTAAAAGTATACAAGCTTTTAATTCTAGTGCTGGATCAGTTAGTGTATCAGCTTCGATAACTGATAACTCAGCTAGTGCTACATTTAATTTTTCAAGAAGAACTATGCCTACAGTTACAACTACAGATGTAGTAACTGGTATAAAAGTATTTGAAGAAAGTGATGTTTTAAATTTAACAGCTAGTCATTCAAATGTCATTTCAGGAACAGTTGCAATACTTGAACAGGATAGAACATAATGGTTGAATATGTAACAATAAATGGTGAAAAAGTTCCAAGAATAAAATGTGATTCTGTGACTACACTAAAAAATAAAAAAACAGGAAAAATATATCAATCAGAAGAAGAAATAAAAAAGGAAGGAGTGGATTCAAAAGACATTCAAAGAGATGTGAAGATTATTATTCCAGAAGGCTTTGATGTTTTTGGTAAAGAACCCTTAAAATAATGGAAGCAAAAGGTGGAACAGAGCTACAGTTTGAAGAGTTAAGAAAAAGAATAGATTCTTCTTACTTTAAAAAATTTCAAATAACAACATCGGTACCAGAAAAAGAACCAATAGATCCAGATAAGATAAGTATATTATGGATGAAAAATTCTTATGACCAACCTAATATAGCCCCTTGGTTTAAAGAAAAAGAGAACCATAGAAAGTATGACTGGTATGTATTCAACTCTCATTGGACTTATGAAAAATTCAGATATGCTTTTGGATTGCCTACCCACAAATGTTGTGTAATTAAAAATGCATTACCTGATATTGAATGGAAGCCAAGACCTACTTGGAAAAAAGGTGATAAAATAAAATTAATTCATACATCAACACCATGGCGTGGCTTAAACGTATTGTTAGGAGCTATGGAGCTCATAAAAAGAGACGATATAGAATTAGATGTTTATAGCTCAACTAAAATATATGGTGATGAATTTGATAAACAAAACAAAGATCAGTTTCAACCTATGTATGATAAAATGAATAGTTTGCCTAATGTAAATAATATAGGATACAAACCAAATATTGAAATTATAGAAGCGATGCAAAGTACTCACATATTTGCTTATCCTTCAATCTGGGAAGAAACATTTTGTATTTCAGCGATAGAAGCAATGGCAGCTGGTAATATGGCTATTGTTACTAATTTTGGTGCACTTTATGAAACATGCACAGAGTATGCACATTATGTGAATTACGAAACAAATATGTATACTTTAGCAAAAAAATTTAAAGCAGTGATTGAGTTTGTTGCAGATAACTATCATGAACCAGTGCTACACGACAGATTAAAAGATCAAGTAAAATTTTATAAGACTTTTTACAATTGGGATATGCGAGCCAAAGAATGGGTAAGTCTATTTGATCAATTACTAAAAATAAAAGGAATGGTATGACATACAAAATAGACGAAAGCAGTATAATAAATGAAAAAAATATATTTGGTCAAAATACAAACAAAGGCAATGATGTATTAAATTGGACAGAGGAAGATCCAAAACAAATAAAATTATTTTTTACATCTCCTTGCCATGGAGGTGTTGATATTCATTACATGAGAGCAACTCTTGAAATGCAAGCAATGTTACAAAGACACAAGATACCAGTTACATTTCATTTAATACAATCTTCAATAGTAACTCAAGGGCGTAATTTATGTACGTCTGCTTTTTTAAAATCTAATTGCACTCATATGTTATTTGTAGATACAGATGTAGAGTTTGATGAAACATCCTTATTGACTATGCTTAAGGCTGATAAAGATATTGTCTTAACACCTTATCCTATGAAAGTAATAGATTGGGACAAAGCAAAAAACATAAGTGAAAAGTCAGGAAGACACATAAGTAAGTGTGGTTACTATTATCCAATGGGTTTTGTTGATCCAGAGAACATCGAATGTAATGATGGACTTACAGAAATAAAAAGAGGACCAGCTGGGTTTATGTTAATTAAAAGAAATGTATTTGTTAAAATGGCTGAGGCTTATCCTCATCTTAAAATAAAACAACAAACTATGTTGAACCAACAAATGAGAGAAACAGAGCATTTTTGGAACTTTTGGGATACAGATTTTAACTCAAAAAAAGGAACCTTTATGGGAGAGGACTTTGCCTTCTGTAAAAAATGGACAGACATTGGAGGTAAGATATATGCCAATGTTGATGCTTATATTACACATCATGGTGATTATAGTTATCGTGGAAGGTTTATTGACGAAGGCGCAAAAATTAAGTAAATTGGTGGGAATAAAGTTTTTACAGGAGAAATATGAATCCACTATTAATGTCAGCTCTTATATCTGGAGGTATCAATGCCTTACAAGGTAAAAGAGGTTCAAATTTATTAAAATCAACAGTCATGGATACCGCAATGTCAGCAGCATTGATGGGCGGTACTAATTTGGCAATGGGACAACCAGCTAATCCTTTTGCAAAAGATTTTGCATTTATGGGTGTAAATCAACCAGTGGTAGATAGCCCTGTTACAAAAGCAGGAATTATGGAGCAAATGCAATCAATGCCAATAGGCACAAGTCAACTACCAACTCAAGCTCCTTCGTTTTCTGAATCAATGTCAAGTGTTACAGATGTATTTAAATCTCCAAAAGAATTTATAGACAAATCAGGAAATGTACAATCAATAATGAGATATGATCCAGGTAAAGTAGCCATAGGTGCTGGTGGAGCAGCTCTAGCAGGTTTGGGTCTTGGAGCATTCGATCCGAAGCCAGCTCAAAAACCTAGAATACCAGGATACAATAAATTTTATGCAGCCGACCCAAGCATGTTTATGCCTTATGATGATCCA